TTAAGGGTGATGAGTTGTTCGGCATGAACCTGTTTCCTGCGGGGTCGGCTAAGTACGTTACGATCACAGAGGGTGAGTTAGATGCTTTGTCGGTTTCACAGATGCTTGGCAATCAGTACATCAACCCTGTCGTGTCTCTACCATCTGCTACACCCTCAAAGAAGTTGTGGGAGAATTGTAAGGACTGGCTAGATAGCTTTGAGAAGATCATCCTGTCGGTGGACACAGATGATGCTGGCAACGCCCTAGCTGACCGTATGTCACGTCTATTCCCTAACCGGGTGTACCGTGTCGATCACGGTAAGTACAAGGACGCTAACGAGTTCTTACAGGCTGGCAAGTCTAGGGAGTTTACGGGTCTGTGGTGGAAGCCAGTTAAGCACACACCAGAGAACGTGATGAACACCTCTGACGAGTTCCTAAAGCTGTACACTGACACACCTGAGCATACTTACTACAAGACTGGGATTCAGGCGTTAGATGACAAGATACTTGGTTTGATGCAGGGTCACTTCACAGTGTTCAAAGCGCCTACAGGTATCGGTAAGACAGAGCTTATGCGTTACATGGAATACAGTATGCTACAGCAGTGTATCCCGATTGCAGCGTGGCACTTAGAGGAGACTAAACTACGATCTCTTCTTGGTCTTGTGTCGTATGAGGTAGGAGATAATCTTACACGCCGTGACCTGATCGAAGAGAAAGATGCAGACGATATTGTAAGAGAGGCTATCATAAACCTAACTAAGGACGAAAACTTCTACCAATTCTACATAAGTGATGGTCAGGGTACAGAAGAGTTGATCGACCAGATCAGGTTCTTTAGTCAGGCTTGTGACTGCAAGTTTGTATTCTTTGAGCCTATCCAAGACGTAGTGGTTGGCACCTCCGAGGAAAACAAAGAGAGTATGCTTGCTGACCTGTCTATCCGACTGTCAAAGCTGGCGGCAGAGTTGAATGTGGGTATCGTTACAATCGCCCACACTAACGAGAACGGAGACCCAAAGTATTGTAAGATGATCGGACAACGTGCTTCTGTCATTATTGACTTGCACAGAGACAAAGAGGCCGATAGTATAGAGGAACGTAATACAACGTATCTGAAGGTAGAGAAGAACAGACCTTGTTCCGAGGAAGGTCAAGCTGGGATGCTCCGCTTTAGCACTGAAACTTTTACACTAAGGGAAATATAATATGTCTACTCAACTCACACGAGAAAACTTCGACAAAATGGTTAACGAAAACCCAGAGCTATATGACCTATTCAAACGGTTTGCTTTTGAGGCTATGAAGTATAAAAAGAGCTATGCTGCGGCAGGTATCTTATATCGCATCCGTTGGGAGACAGAGGTATCTGAGGCTGGCAGTGAGTACAAGATCAACCAGAACTGGGCTAGGTTCTTTGCTATCAAGTTTATGGAAGACTTCCCACAATACGAAGGCTTCTTCCGTATGAAGAATACAGGGTCGGGGGTATAGTATGATAACAGTCTTTGACATAGAAACAGATGGGTTAGACCCTACGTTGATCCATGTCTTATCTTGGTCTAACGATCTTGGCGAGATACGATCTACGCACGACTATGACGAGATGCGTTACGTTCTACTCAACAGTCCAATCCTCTGCGGTCATAACATCGTCCGGTATGATGTACCCGCAGTGGAAAAGATTTTAGGCATCAAGATTACAGCCCGTCTGATCGACACACTTGGTTTGTCGTGGTATCTTAACTACTGGCGCAGCAAGCACGGTCTGGCAGAGTACGGTTTAGAATACGGTGTGCCTAAGCCTAAGATAGACGACTGGAAGAACCTGTCGCCAGAGGAATATAAGCACCGCTGCGAGGAAGATGTACGCATCAACAATGTCCTGTGGAAAAACCTCCACTACAAGTTGAAGAAGATGTACTCTGTCGAAGAAGACAAGGATCGTCTGGTGGACTACCTCACGTTCAAGCTGGAGTGTGCAGCACAACAGGAAGCCCTCCGATGGAAACTGGATGTATCAAAGGCTGAGGCTCACTTAGAAGAGTGGCAGTCACTAAAGGCAGAGAAGATCGAGTTGCTTGCAGACGCTATGCCCAGACGTGTTATAACAGCCGTTAGAACACAGCCAAAGATTATGTACAAAAAGGACGGTTCTTTGTCTGCCAATGGTGAGAAGTGGGTTGAGCTATGTAAGCAACACAAGCAGCCACACACGACTGAATCCATGACTGTAGTGACAGGACACGAGAGGGCCAACCCTAACTCTACAGATCAGGTGAAGCATTGGCTGTACTCTCTGGGGTGGGAGCCTAAGACATTTAAGTTTACTAGGAACAAGGTAACAGGGGATGAAAAACAAGTTGAACAAGTCCGAAGAGATGGAGAACTATGTGAAAGTGTCAAAGAGCTTGCAGCGTATGACGAAGCTGTTGATATTCTGGACGGTCTTACTGTCCTTTCTCACCGTATTGGTGTACTTAAAGGCTTCGTAGAGAACCACAGTGATGGCTGGGTGCAAGCAACTGTAGCTGGGTTTACCAATACACTTCGCTTCAAACACGCAAAGCCTCTAGTCAACCTGCCAGCTATCGACAAGCCCTACGGTAAGGAGATCAGGGGGTGCTTAACTTGTCCAGAGGGTTACACTCTATGCGGCGCTGACATGACCTCTCTTGAGGACACAACAAAGCGTCACTACATGAAGCCCCTCGATCCAAGTTATGTTGAGGATATGTCTAAAGAGGGTTTCGATCCCCACTTGGACCTTGCTAAACACGCAGGGGTCATTACTCAAGAGGACATCGACAAGCACAACAGTGGGGAGCGTTCACTAAAGTCTCTGCGTAAGAACTACAAGGTAGTCAACTACAGCGCAACTTATGGCGTTGGTGCAACTACCCTGTCCCGTACTACTGGCATGGCTACAAAGGACTGTAAGAAGCTACTAGATGCCTTCTGGTCTCGTAACTGGTCAGTAGAGCGTGTAGCAAACACCGTCCGTACAAAGACGTTCTTTGAGGGAATGTGGCTACAGAACCCGGTCTCTGGCTTCTGGTACAGCTTACGCAGTGAGAAGGATAGGTTCTCTACTCTGAACCAAGGAACTGGTGTGTTCTGCTTCGATAGTTGGGTCGCTTTATGTCGTAAGAATGGCATCAAAACTATCGGTCAGTTCCATGACGAAATCATTGCTCTGGTAAACGCTGGAGAGGAAGATAAAACTAAAGCTACGATGGAGCAAGCTATTGAAAAACTGAATGATAAGCTACAACTGAACGTGCCACTTGGTGTCGATGCTCAGTTCGGAAAGACCTACGCAGACATCCACTAATTTATTTCTGACGGAGCTTTACACTTCGCTTAAATCCGACGTTATACTTATATACCAACAGCCGAAAGGAACTCGATAATGGCTAAATACACAATGGACATGGTACTCGAATATGCAAAAGTATTTGAGCAGAACGCAGACATGGGGTCACCTGACGGGCCACGGGCTGCACAAGCTATCTACCAAAACGGTGGTCAGTTTATCGTCAACGCATACTTCACAGATCAAAGTCAGATCGACTTACTTGAGAAAGAGGGTCTGGACCTTCACCCCATGAACAGCAATCGCATCCTCCAAGGAAATGCTGATTACGGGATCGGTCAGTACATGAAGGTTAAACGTAAGGTGTCAGACGTAAAGACCTTTACCGACAGCAAGACAGGCGCTCCTGTTGAGGTAGACTATGGTGGCGCACCAAAGGTTGTTAACCTGACCGATGGTCGAGATAACAAGCGTATGTGGTCTTTCGATGACGATGGTCCACTTGGGAATGGTACTAAAGCTAAAGTACAGTTTGAAGTCTATGCCAAGGGTGCAGGGGTTCGTCTCCTAAACATTGGTGTAACTGAACACGTTGCATACGAGAGCAACAATGAAGTAACAGAAGACGATGAGTTGTTCATCATTTAAGGGAGCAAATAATGCGAGTAACTGTTAACGCCTACATGGACAAGGACGAGGATGGATATGATGGAAGTTCTGACATCTCACGGGATCACGTCATGGACCTTAGCGATCTAGCTGCGGTATTCGCAAATGCTGCTGTAGCTATGGGCTACACCTACGTCAAGGCGGTAGGCTTTGAGGATGATGCAGGGGACATGCACTGGGGAGATGTCTAAATGGAGATGGGGAAAGTTTTAATCGACGGTGACATAATCGCCTATCGTGCAGCTTTCTCCACTGAACAGATGGGGTCGTCAGATACAGAGCGCAAGGTTGACGACCTCATCGACTTCATCTTAGAGAAGACGGTGCTGTTCCCAGAGTTACTTGAAGACTATGTTGTCTACCTTACTGGCAAGGGAAACTTTCGCCATGAGATAGCCAAGAGCTACGTCTACAAGGGAAATAGGAAAGATGTTCAGAAACCCCGACACTTGCAACATGCTAGAGACTACATGCACGGCAAGTATGAAGCTATAGTAAGCTCAGGAGAGGAAGCAGATGACCTTATTGCTATTGAAGCCGCCCGACTAAATTACGATGCCTGTGTGGCCTCTATCGACAAAGACATGCTACAGATACCCTGTTGGCACTTCAACATTGTCAGAGGTGATTACACTAAGGTAACCCCAGAAGAGGGGATCAAGTTCTTCTACACACAAATCCTAACTGGTGACAGAGCGGATAACATTGTGGGCTTGTTTAGGGTTGGACCTAAGAAGGCTGAAAAGATACTTGAGGGAGCCACAGAAGAGAGAGACCTATGGGATCGTGTCGTCAAAGCATATGATGGTGACGAAGACAGGGTTGTAGAGAACGCCAGACTATTGTGGCTACGAAGGAAAGAGGAAGAGATATGGTTGCCTCCAACAGTAAGAAGCGACAACTAGCCTTAAAGCACGGTTACCGTTCTGGGCTTGAAGACGACATATCAGAAGACCTCAAACAAAGGGGTGTAGCTTTCGGTTACGAGACCATGAAGATCAAGTGGGTCTTGCATAAGAATAAGAGCTACACCCCAGACTTCATCCTGCCTAACGGTGTGATAGTTGAGTCAAAAGGACGCTTCACAGTAGATGACAGGATGAAACATTTAGAGATAAAGAAGCAACACCCTGAGCTTGACATAAGGTTTGTGTTCAGCAATAGTCGGGCTAAGATTCGTAAAGGATCAAAAACAACGCTAGGTATGTGGGCTGAGAAACACGGCTTCATTTACGCAGATAAGAGGATACCCGACGAATGGCTGACATAATCTTAAACGTACATCGTGTCTTTGGGGGACCGTTTGAAGACGAGGATGGTGACTGGTTTCTTACCTGTAGGATAGAGGATGTCGAGGCTAAAGAGATGTTCACCGACGACATTCCTTTTAACGACTTCGACTCTGCATACAACTTTCAATCACTGTTCTTAAGCTCAATAGAGCCAGTGGAAATAAAGATACCCTATAACGGAGGAGGCTACGATGCCTAAAACCGCCATTGTTTTTAGCTGTGCTCACAGCGACCCGTCTACTAGCAACGAGAGGTTTGATTGGCTAGGAGAGCTAATTTATGAAGTTAACCCTAACTACGTTATTGACCTTGGTGATGGGGCCGATATGCGCTCTCTTAACACTTTTGATGGTCGATACCCTGAAGCTATTGTTAGCCAAAGTTACCAATCGGATATTGAACATTACAATGAAGCGATGGACCGCCTTAGACGGAAGCCCTCTACTAGGAAATACAAACGCGCCGCTTGGTTTGGCTTTGAAGGAAACCACGAAAACCGTATCAAGAAAGCCTTGAAGCACGATCCTCGTGTAGAGGGTGAGAAGTATGGGGTGTCGTTCAAGCACTTGCAGACTGACCATTGGTTCGACGAGTACCATGAGTACCACAACTCAGCACCCGCTATCGCTGACTATGATGGGGTATCTTATGCTCACTTCTTTAGTTCTGGCAACTATGGGACTGCTATGTCAGGTCTACACCACGCTAACAGTATGTTGGCCCACCGATATAAAAGCTCTACCTGCGGTCACAGCCACAAGCGTGACGTTAAGTTCAAAGATGCAGCTGGTGCTATCGGAATGGTTGTAGGTTGCTTCAAGGGCGCTGAAGAGGGCTGGGCAGGTCAAGCTAACCTAGACTGGTGGAAGGGTGTTGTCATTAAGCGTGAGGTTAGTAATGGTACATACGAGCCAGAGTTTGTGTCACTGAAGAGGTTGCAACAACTATATGGGTAAAAGAAGTAATTTTGACAGGGTGCCGAGGGACTACTACCCGACCCCCTTGGCTGCTGTTGAGCCTCTGATCCCGCACTTGCCCTACTCGTTTGACTACATAGAGCCTTGTGCGGGTGACGGGCGCTTGATAGACCACCTAGAGACGCTCACGGAGGGACATGGAGAATGTCTGTTTGCCTGTGACATTGAGCCTAGAGACAAGAGGGTCGTAAGGCATGACGCCTTAGACCTAGAGTTTGGCGGCTATGGTGTCGTAGACTACTGCATTACCAACCCCCCGTGGGACAGAAAGATACTGCATCCGTTTATCGAAAGATGGTCGCAGATGTGTCCGACTTGGCTCCTGTTTGATGCCGACTGGATGCACACTAAACAATCAGCTATCTTGATGTCGTATTGCGTCAAGGTGGTTAGCGTAGGCAGGGTTAAGTGGATCGAAGACAGCAAGAGTAGCGGTAAAGATAACTGCGCTTGGTATCTGTTTGACGCCTTCTTGCCACCTACTACACCAACAGAGTTTTATGGGAGAACAGTATGATTACTCAAGAGGACATAGACGCATTTAAGATTGTAGATGCAAACGCACTAGACTACTCATACTGGGTAGAAGATAAGATTATGACTGAAGGCAATGACCGCCTAGTGGAAAACGTCTTAGGTCTCGTAGGGGAAGCGGGAGAGGTAGCCGAAAAGGTTAAGAAGATGATACGGGATGGCTCTCGCCCAAGCCAGAAAGACATTGTGAAAGAGCTTGGTGACGTACTGTTCTACACTACAGCTATCGCTAACTACTTCTACAGCGACCTACAGACGGTTATGCAAACCAACATGGACAAGTTAAATGATCGTGAGGCCCGTGGGGTACTCAGTGGAAATGGAGACAACAGATGAAGGCAAGATGGGTAAACAACATATTCGTGAGGTTTATGAGGTACTGTGTGATGTGGTCAGAGCATAGACAGGCAATCAAGATACTGAACCGACTGTCCGATAGGGAACTAAAGGACATTGGCATTAGCCGAGAAGACATTGACCGTATGGTCTGGTTAGATGAAGATAAAACAATGCGAGGACGCGGCGAATGAGCAACCTACTACCAACAGACTACCAAGCCTTCATCCACAAGTCACGTTATGCACGTTGGCTGGACAAAGAGGGACGCCGTGAGACATGGGGCGAGACTGTAGATCGTTACATGGATAACATCGTAAAGCCTGTAGCAGGAGACGACAGCTATGTTCGTCAGATTGGAGAGGCTATCCTATCTCTCGACGTTATGCCATCCATGCGCTCTCTTATGACCGCTGGTCCAGCAGCCCTCCGTGACAATACAGCCATGTACAACTGTAGCTACCTAGCAGTTAAGAACATCAAGAGCTTTGACCAAGCTATGTTCATCTTGCTTTGTGGGACAGGCGTTGGGTTCTCAGTCGAGCGTCAGTACATCAACAAGCTGCCAGAGGTTCCAGAGGCTCTATTCAATAGCGATACTACAATCGTTGTGAAGGACAGCAAGGAAGGCTGGGCTAAGGCTCTACGTCAGGTCATTGCTCTTCTGTACAGTGGTGAGGTTCCCAAGTGGGATGTCTCCAAGGTACGTCCAGCTGGCGCTCGACTAAAGACCTTTGGTGGTCGCGCATCAGGTCCAGCACCTCTGATCGACTTGTTCAACTTTGTCGTCCACACATTCAAGGGTGCTACAGGACGTAAGCTATCCTCTATCGAATGTCACGACATCATGTGTAAGATCGGTGAGGTGGTCGTCGTAGGCGGCGTTCGTCGTTCAGCTATGATTTCATTGAGCAATCTTTCGGATGACCGTATGCGTCACGCTAAGTCAGGTGCATGGTGGGAGAACAATCCACAACGAGCTTTGGCTAACAACTCTGTGAGCTATACTGAGAAGCCAGACAGCATCTCTTTCATGCGTGAGTGGCAAGCCCTAGTGGAAAGCGGCAGTGGTGAGCGTGGTATCTTCAATCGGGAAGCAGCTAAGGTACAAGCAGCTAAGAACGGACGCCGTAAATCAGACCTTGACTTTGGTACGAATCCGTGCAGCGAAATCATCTTGCGTGATTCTCAGTTTTGCAACCTAACGGAGTGCGTAGTCCGTGCAACGGATACATTAGAAGACTTAGAACGAAAGGTAAAACTTGCTACCATCTTAGGTACAGTACAGAGTACCTACACACACTTCCCATACCTGTCTAAGGAGTGGAAAGACAATACCGAAGAAGAGCGTCTGTTGGGTGTTAGCCTCACAGGTATCATGGACAACCCTCTAATGACCACCAAGAACGGTGGGTTAGACAAAACACTGGAGCATCTTAAGAATGTCGCTATTACTACTAATGCTGAATGGGCTGAACGCCTTGGTATCCCTGTTGCTACTGCTATCACTTGTGTCAAACCTAGTGGCACTGTCTCCCAGCTTGTTGACTCTGCTAGTGGTATCCATGCTCGTCACAGCCCTTATTACATCCGTACTGTGCGCGGTGACATTAAAGACCCAATTACGAACTTCTTGAAGGATCGTGGCGTACCAAATGAGCCTTGTGTGATGAAGCCAGATACCACAGTGGTGTTTAGTTTCCCCATGAAGTCACCTGACAATGCTGTAACGACATCTGACATGACTGCTGTAGAGCAATTAGAGATGTGGTTAGCCTACCAGAGACATTGGGCCGAACATAAGCCTAGCGTGACTATAAATGTCCGTTCTGACGAATGGTTTGCCGTGGGTGCTTTCGTCTACGATAATTTTGATGAAATGTCTGGTGTGTCGTTCCTACCCTTCAGCGAACACACATACCAACAGGCACCCTATCAGGATGTAGGTAAGTCAGACTATGAGGCACTAAAGTCTGTCATGCCTAAGTCTCTTAACTGGGATGAACTAGCTGAGTACGAGGTTGAGGATAACACGGCAGGTAGCCAGACATTAGCTTGCTCTGGAGATAGCTGTGAGATCGTAGACCTAGTGTAACCAAAGCACCTAAGCAAGTGTATAAACTGCTTACTAGGAGATACCATGTACACCATCGTTACCCGTGACCAATGTAACTTCTGTGATTCTGCTAAGGCTATTCTAAAATGGAGGGGCTATCCGTACATAGAATATAACGTGCAGTCTTCAAGCTCAAAATGGGTATTGACCTTAATCAAGAAGGCTGGGCTGACAACAGTGCCTCAGATATTTACCCCTAGTGGAAATTATGTCGGTGGATATACGGAACTCAAAAAACTACTGGAAGAGGAACAACGCTAATGGATGACTTCCCTGAGAAGCCTAAGCGTACCAGACGTAAGACTAACTACAAGGGGGCCGACAAAAAGCCTACCTCTGGTCTTGTCGCCAAGACTACTAAGCAGGGTGAACTAATAGAAGCCCTCCGAGGAAATAAGCAAGTCTTTATCCTTGGCCCTGCTGGAACTGGTAAGACGTATGTTACAGCAACGTATGCTGCTGACCTATACATCACAAAGCAGATAGACAAGATCGTTATAACACGTCCTCATGTAGCCGTAGGTAAGGAACTGGGTTTCCTAAAGGGTGATCTGACAGAGAAGACTATGCCTTGGGCTTTGCCCGTATTAGACGTATTGGAGAAACATCTTGGTAAGGGTGCAGTGGAAACAGGGATCAAGAACGGCAACATTGAGATGGCACCTCTTGCACTTATGCGTGGGCGTAGCTTCGATAATGCCTTCATAATTGTCGATGAAACACAGAACATCACACTACATGAACTTAAGATGGTCCTAACCCGTGTGGGAGAGGGTACGACAATCGTACTCAATGGTGACGTTATGCAGAGCGACCTAAAGGAAGCCGATGGTTTATCTAAGGTGATCCACTTAGCGAAGAAGCATATGTTGCCTGTGCCAGTTATTGAGTTTGGTGTGGGCGACATTGTACGATCAGGTATCACAGCAATGTGGGTTAAAACATTTATGAAGGAGAAGATATGACCTTTTACGAAGGTGTAGTCCTAGTTGTACTAGCAGCCAACGCATACGCCCTTTACAGGATAGGTAAGATGGAAGTTGACATAGACACCATGTACCAAGGTTTAGCCATTTGTATGAAGGAAGTGGGGCTAGAGGAGGATGAGTGACCCAGCGAGGGAATTAGCCAAGTACATTTCCGATCTAGTGTTGGGGATACAAGCTAGGATACCTGCAATGAGTAGCTCTGCATCTTGGGACTCAAGTACTGCTAACGTAGAGGATCAGTTGTATAGAGGCTTTTCTCACAAAGACAAAGAGAAGCTGAGTGTTGCGTTGATGTTCCTAAAGCCTGACAAGATAGAGCCTTTCAAAGGCCACAACATACCATAAAAAAAGCCCCCGTACTCCTTAAGTGGAATACGGGGGCTTTTCTATTTTACATCTTCTCGTAGTGTGGACCGTC